AAATTTAGATAGCGATGATTTTTTAGATATGTTGGAATATCAGTACATATCGAATAAAATAGAAGAATATGAATACAGCAAGGCTAGGAGATAAGATTGGCAGTTGTAAATGATTTAGTCACCAATTTTTCTTTCACAGGCTCAACAGCTCCCTTAAGCAACTTTACTGGACAGTTAAACCAAGGCATCGGTCTTATATTTGGCTTTGATAAAGGTTTGATTGGCATTAGCGAATCGCTTAGCGATTTCGTTCGTGGCATTGTGGGCTCTATTGATCCACTTGTACAGATACAAAGAGAGACAGGCGTTGCGGTTTCAAAGATGCAAGAGTTGGGATTTGTTGCAAGTCAAAACGGTAGTTCAATTCAAGACGTAACTTCAACCATTGAGTCTCTTTCGGGTAAAATAGCCGATGCAAGCATTAACGGCTCAGAGGATTTTGCAAAACTTGGCGTTAATATTTTTGGTGTGGGTGGTGAGTTAAAAAGTGCTGATAAGGTTTTAGAGGATGTCGGAAAAAGGTTCAAGCAGTTAGGTCTTAGTATGCAGCAGCAGAAAACGCTGGCTTCTAGCCTTGGTATTTCTGGCGGTTTAATTCAGACGCTAAACTTGACAGATGAAAAACTTAGTTCGCTGACAATGAAAGCGAGGGAGCTTGGAGTTGTAAGTAAGGCTGACGCTGATAGTTTGGCTGAGCTTAACAATTCTTTTGAAGCGATGAACTTTGGCGTTGACTCTTTGAAGCGAAGTTTAGCAATTGGTTTAGCTCCAGCGATGAAAGACACTTCTGATATGCTTTTAAGTTTTCTTGCTGCTAATAAGGATTTAATAACTGATGGTCTTTTAAGGATGTATGAAGTGGGGAAGGTTCTAGCTCCTGTTGTAATTGCCATAGGTGTTGCAAGTTACGCCACGGCTATCGGGATGGCTGCAATGGCGGCTGGTGTTGCTTTTGCTATTGATGAGGTTATAACGGCAATGAGGGGCGGCGATAGCGTTATAGGTAGTTTTTTCTCAAGTCTTAGTGAGGGTTTTTCTAATTTGGGAAAGATCGCCAAAGTGGTTATTACTGTTCTGCTTACACCTTTACGCGCGCTCATGACTACTTTTAATAGTATTATAAGGGTTGCTGGTATGGTTGCAGGCGGCTCGGGCATTATGGATGCGATTAAAACTATTGGCTCTGAGGTTTTTCAAAGCGAAAAGAATAACTTTACAGGAAACGGAACGCTGGGAAGCGCGACTGGTTTTGGTAATTATTTCGAGTCAAGTCTAGCTTCTAAAAATGCAGGCAATAGCTCAAACATAAGTCAGGACGTTGTTGTTAATATAAACGCTGCAAATGCAGAGGAAGCTAAGCGTGGGGTTATGAAAGCTCTTGATTTACAAAAACAAATGGAAAGCGCAAAGTTTCAATCAAGTAGGGGGCAATAGATGGCAGCTTTTGAGTTGGTTGAAAATTTTAGAAAAAGTCGCGATGATATTTTTGATAAAGTATCTGACAGCGAATTTATAGGGATAGGAAATTTTATTGCCTATGTTGCTGTAAATGAGTCTGAGGTACTTACTGCAAGCGTCCCTGATATAACGGTTGAAGATGGTACAACTATTTCCGATACTATCTTTTTAAAGCCTAAGATTATTTCAATTGAGGGTGAAGTTGCTGACGTTCATATTAAGGACACGAAAACAAATCAAGTCTATAGGGCTGCAAATAATGCTATATCTCAAGTGACTGCTTATTTGCCAAACAGATTAAATTCTGAGATTGATAAAATTCAACTACTGAGCGACTCGGTTAGAAATGCTTATTTGGGGATAGGTGACGTTCTATCTAAGGGCGACCAGTTGTTAAATATTTTTAACGACCAAGAAGCAGGGAAAAAGAACACTGATATTTTTGTTAAAGATATGAGAAATTTATATAAGACTAGACGGTTAATTTCAATAGAAACGGGAACTGGAACACATAACGATATGGCTATCGAGTCGATGGAGTTTAGAAAAACAAATATTGACAATAAGGTTTTATTTAACATGACATTTAAGCAAGTCAGAAAAAAAACTGTAAAGGTTTTCAGCTTTGCAGGAAAGCCAAGCTCGGGTCTTGGTGGTCAAATTTCAAAGAAGGTAGAGAAGGGAATAAACGGTGGTGAAAAAGCCGATAAATCATTACTCAATAGGGCGTTAGGTTTATTTAGATGAGAAAAATAATTGACATAACCAGCGACGCTAGTCAAGAGCATACTATTACCTTGGAAGATAATGAGCTTGTTTTATCGTTGCGCTTTCTTTCTGTTGTTGCCTGCTGGTTTATGGATGTTGATTACAAGGGCAAGAAAATAACAGGTGTTAAGGTTTCAAACAGTACACTGCACATGAATGCCAAGGGCTACCCTTTTGATTTTTACTGTGTTGATAACTCAGGTTTTAAACTTGATCCATATAAGCTAGATGATTTTGAAAGCGCAAGATGCTCGCTTTATATTTTAGACCCTGCTGATATGGAAGAAATAAGAGGGGTTGCAGTTGAGTTTTAATTTTTTAAGAAGCTACAGTCTTACGGTTAAAAAAGGTAATAGGGTTATAGTTATTGAGCCGCCTTTGCGTATTGCTTTTGATGGAATTAAAAACACTGGTCAGGGTGTTGGTGTTGGTGCTAATGGTTTTAATTTTGAGGTTTATGGACTGGGGAAAGAAAGCAGGGATATGTTTTTCCGTGACCCTATAATCGACCAACGCTCAAGAACTTATTTTGATTTTAAAGTTGGCTATGATGGGAACTTAAAAACGATATTTTCGGGAACACTTTATAGGGGCGTGGTTAAATTGACAGATAATGGTTACGTCTGTACGGCTAACTGTTTTAGCGGTGGGGCTGGTTATATCGGGGCATTTACATCTAAAACTGTTACTACCAAGCAAGGGGCTATTGATGCGGCTGTTAAGGATATTGAAAAAGAAGATGATACAGCTAAGTCAGGTTTTATTGAAAAATTCAAAGATTTGGTAAGACCAAAGGTTTTATATGGAAGCTCATCAAAAATAATAGAGGACTCGCTTCAAGATGATGAGGAATTTTATATAGATAACGGCTTGATAACTATTAAGAAAAAAGGGAAAGCGGTCGGGAACTTTGTGCCGCTAGTTGACGCTGAGTCAGGTTTAATGAATACACCAGAACGAGAAAGTTTAAGAATAAATTTTGATACAATTTTGAATCCCAATATAAGGCTGGGTGGAAACTTTAAGCTAGAATCAAAAGTCGCTCCCATTTATAATGGAATCTATCAGGCTATTGCTATATCGTACTCAGGAGATACTGAGGGAGCGGACTGGAAGCAAAACGTGACAGGGGCTATTGGGTAAATGGAAACTTTAGAGCTAAATAGAATTATTCAAAAAATGATTAAAAGTGACAGAAAAGGCTTGCACACTATGGCAGTCGGTCGAGTCGTTGCGGTTAATCCTAAGACTATTGATGTGCAGCCAGTTGTTAACGGACTTTTTAATGGCGAGTCGAAAAAGCTGCCAGTTTTTAAAAGTGTTCCACCTATATTTTTGCAGGGTGGAGCAATGTATGAGGCTTTCCCTATTGCGGTTGGTGACTATTGTTTGCTGCTTGTAAATGAAAGGTCTTATGATAACTGGTATGCAGGGCTAGACGAAATAGAGCCAATAGAAAACAGGATGCACGACTATAGTGATTGCTTTGCTTTATGTGGAGTGAATCCACTTGCGACTGCAAAAACTATTCCATCTGATAAAATTGTGCGCGAGGGCGATACTGAAATAACTGGAGACATAGACCAAGAGGGAGACTTGACCATTGTTGGCGATGTTGACCTAACTGGAAATCATACTCAGACAGGTGATATGACGATCACTGGAAACTTAACTGTAAATGGAAACATAACCTGCACTGGAGTAATAACTATGCTTAGCATGGTTATAGGCTCAACACCTGTTGCAGAAGCTTTTTTCACTGGTCATGTTCACAATAAAACAGGCGGCGGCAGCAATACAGGAGGACCACTCTAATGGCAACATCAAGAATAACGAGCGATAGTGACTGGACTTTTGGGCAAGGGCTTGCAAACTATGCAAGGGGCTCAGAAGAAGTTGCTCAGAACGTAAAGACAAGAATAAAAATGTTTAAAAATGATTGGTTTTTAGATGTTGATGATGGAATTGACTGGTTTAATATTCTTGGAAATAAAAATAATATAAACACGATAACAAATGAAATTGAAAGGGTTGCAGGCGATACCGATGGAGTTAGATCAATAATAAACATTGAGCTTAAACTGGTTGGACAAAGCAGAGATGCGACTGTTATTATTGAATATGTTGATGTATTTCAGAACTCTTTTCAATTAGAGATAGGAATTAATTAGATGGCTTTAGAGTTTAATAAAGACGGTTTGACGATAGACACCTACGAGGATATCTATAATCGCATAGCCGATGAACTTAAATTGATTTACGGTGCTGATATTAACCTTGATGCCGATACACCTGACGGTCAGAGGGTGGGTATTATTGCAAAGGAAGTTCTTGATCTTCAGTCATTTACTCAGATCATTTATTCTAATCTTGACGTTGATTTCACTTTTGGAACTTTTCAGGACGTAATTTGTAAGCTTGTCGGTCTGGTTAGATTACCAGCTACGCGCTCACAAGTTGATGCCACTGTAACAACTGATAGAAATATTACGCTTGATGCTGGTTATACAGTTGAGGATGCCACTGGTCAAAAGTGGGTAACGCTATCTGAAAACTCTTTAACTGTTGGGGCTAATACTATTACCTTGGTTGCTCAGAATTTTGGAAATGTTGAGGCATTATCTAGCACAATTAATATTCCAGTGACTATTGTTTTAGGTGTCTTATCGGTTGACAATCCCTTGGCTGCTACGGCTGGTCGCGATGAAGAAAGCTCGGAGGAGCTAAGAATAAGAAGGAATAGATCACTAGAGATAAATGCATACTCTACACTAGGCTCAAGCATTGCAAGGCTGTCACAGCTACAAGGGGTGACTGATGTTGTTGGTAGGGAAAATGATACAAGCGCAACGGTTGGAGCTATGCCGCCTCACTCTGTTCAGTTTGTAGTTGAAAATGGTGATCTTTCAAGTATCGCGGAAACTCTTATAAAAAACAAAACGGCTGGAGCGGCTTTTGTTGGTAGTGAAGATATAACTTACACTGAGGCAATTCCTAGAGTCGGGCTGCCTGATTTTATCATTAACCATCAAGTAAAAATAGACAGACCAGATATTGTTGACGTTTTTGTCAGGCTAAATGCCAAGCGTT